GTCCCCGTGCTGTGTCCACGACCGTGATGTACTTGTGGTCAGGAAGGGGCTTCTGATACACCCGCAGCCCTTCATTGTTCCAGTATTCGGGAGTGCGGTACACCATGCACTTCAATTTTTCAGGATGCACAAGGGTGTGCATAGAGCCAAGAAACTCGCACTCAAACTCCGTGCGGAACTGCTCCTCTGAAGTATTAGCGATGGTCTGTGCCTTCCACTTGTCATCACGACCAGGCACATCGCTCCAATGTACCTCCATTGGCACATATTCGTTCTTGCCTTCTTCGCCTGGCTTCTTGTTCGCGTTCACCCAGAAGCGGTAGAACATATTCAAGCCCTTGGGCGTGGAAATGATCGTGACCTTCGTGCTTTGACCGCTGGTAATGGTGGGATACACGGACGAGAAGAACTCTTCCGCGACATTCTGCGGAACATACGCAAACTCGTCAAGGAAGATGTAGTTGAACGAGCCACCACGCACCGCAGACGATGAGGTGGCTGACGCTAGGATCTTGGAGCCGTTCTCCAATACAATGGAACCCTTGTTCCACTCCACCACACCCTGCTGCAACCACATGGGCAAGTACTCATACGCCAACTGCAAGCGACCAAGTAGTTCGCGGGCAGTGTTCAGTTTATTTGCAAGAATAGCCACGCTCATGCTCTGGTTGAACAGAACATAGTGGAGCAGATACGCTATGATGGTTGTGGATTTACCTGTCTGACGGGGGAGTTTGCCGATCACGAAACGGTTTTCGTGAATGGTGCGGATCATCTCCTCCTGATAGTCATACGGCTCGAAAGGAACCAAGCCCTTGTCGAGCGACACAATCTTCACATAGTTCTTGATGAAGTACAGCGGGTCTTGGGCGCACTTGATGTACTCTTCAATCTGCTCGGGAGAGAAGTTTACATTTACACCTGCTGCTTTTAGATTGGAGTTTCCGAGGTACTTCGTGCTTTTCTTACTCATTGTTCTTGTCACTTTGAATTACATCACGAACATCTGGGCGGTTGTCGAAAGCCTTTGTAGAAGACCGAGAAGAGTTGATGATGTCTTGCAGTTCCTTTGTAGAACCCACATAGATGGACTGGTTGGTTGTCGTGCTGTTGTTTGTCACGCTCTGATCAATCTTGCGGATGGTCTTCACGCGATTGTGGAGATCCATGAGTTCACGATTGGTTTCAGCCAGAGTCTTGATCAGTTGGGCTACCACTTCGTAGGCGCGGGGCTGATCGCCTTCCTGTGCCACCTGAATCACGCCGTCTAGAGCGTTCTTGCCCATGTCAACAAGTTCTTTGAGATTGTCGCGCACAACCTCGTAGTCGCTCTTCAGGTCTTTCTCAAGTCGCTCGTCCGTGAGGGGAACAGGATCTACATTGACCACAATAGCATTGGGTGGAATTACCCGTTTCACAGGCTCTGCTCCCAGAGCCTTTTCAATGTTTTCAAATCCACTCATGGTCTAACTCCTCATATGTTCCAATCAACAGTTATTCCGCCTGCCTTCATGCCAGTAGAGTATGTATTGCCTCCCGCACCAGGATCGTTCTGATACACCTTTGCGTATGGGCTGTAGTTGTTGAGATTCGAACTTGCACCGCTTGGTCCAGAAATGCCAGTGATAACATTGGCGTAGTTTGGAACATCTGTGGTAATTCCAGGATAGTATGTGATGCCACCCACAAAATCTTCGCTAAACACATCGGCATTCCATAGTCCCGCTTGAACCACACGGATCTCTTTGTAGTTCTTCTTTGCACCAAAGAGATAGGTTTTCATTGTGAAGTTTAAGGTGAATATGATCGACCGCCGAGTTTCAAAATCGCCTTCGTAATCTTCTTCAGAAGACACCGAGTTCAAGTAGATCGGAACATCTATCTTTTTGTTTACATCATCAAAGTTCACAGTTACAACAAACTCGGGAGCAAAAAAAGGAATGATCTGCTCGACAATACGCAAGCCGTCTTCCATGTTTCTCACATAGATGTACAGGGCAAAGTCAATGTTGTATGGAACTTCTGCGAAAGTATAGTCTACACCAGAAGGATTGTTAATAGATGGTCGCACTACATTTCTAGAAACACTGTTTCGCTTTCTCACAGAATCGTAAACATAGCCAGTGATTTCAAACGCCATGCGGGGCAGCACGATCTGGTTGGGGTTCTGAAACTGCGGATCGCCTGACAACCGCACCTTGTACTTCTCTTTTGGAGCGTATGAGATGGGAACAAGCATGGTCTTTGTGCCGCCGCTCTCTGCCTTGTCGATGTATATCTGATTAAACAGAGATCCGAATGCCACAACCATACGGCGTATAGATCCGTTGTAGAAATTAGTAAACATTAATAATCACCCTCGGAGAACGGATCGGTTTCTGTGAAGTCAAATATATTGTCTCTCTTCTGTTCCAGTTCCAACTGTTCGTTGTCTTGCTGATCTTCATGCGTGGCACGAACAGTAGTATCGTAGATGCCTGCAATCGCATACGATGCGCCACTAACAAGACCCACAACAATGTCTCCGATTTCGAAAACACCTTCTTGCTTGTTGATTCGCATAGATTTTGCTCCAACAACAGGAACAGTGTATGCGTTGACTCTTCCGTATGCGTGTTTGTCCGCTGTGGTTCCCGTGTAGACTTCTTCGCCAAGCGTGAATGTTCCAGAACCACTGCCAAGGGTGATGCCGATAAGGTAATCCGATGCAATATTCATAATCGCATCCATCTCGGACTCGCCTGTGCTAATCTTCTCGCTAGAGTACTTGAATGCCTCGCAACTCAACTTGAATGAATAGCGATCACCGCCAGGATAGAACGGATTGTCGTGCTTGACAAACTTGATCTCCATCATGGAGTACGGGTAGTCAAAGAATATGATATCGCCTTCGCGGGGACGACCATTCTTTTGGATCTCAGGATGATGTCCCATCACATCCATGAACCGCTTGCGCGAAACAATGAAAGTGGCAGAATCCTTTACATCCAGACCGAACCGCGACATCTCAGAATCGCCTTCAAAACCCTCTGCATTTTCTAGGTACATCTCTATACGATTTGCATCAAGGAATTCCGAAACCTCTTCACCAAGAATAAAGTCTTCGGTTACCTTCTCTCGCGGAATGTAAATCATCTCATGACCGTGAATCTTGATTGCCTCGGTCGTGAGAGATTCGATGAGCGACTGCTCACCCTTTTTGTTTCTGCGAAAGTAAGGATTGACTGTCATGGTTATCCTGTGATGAAGTCAGGTGGTTCCTGATACTTGAGCAGTACTTCTTCTTCAATGGATTGTATGGCTGTGGTGGCTTCCTCGTACAGCCGCTGACCATTGAATGTAATGTTGCCTGGCATTGGAATACCCTCAAACTTGGACAGGTTCGCACCCCACTGCTGCTTGATCAGCGCAGTAGCGTACTTTTTCAGCATGGGATCATTCCACGCTTCGCTGTATGTTTCAGGATCAACAATAGTGTATCCCTCAATCAACAAGAATTGATCGGGAGCAAAGTCCTGCCAATTCATATCAATCTGTAACTTGTTGTTGTACTTATTGAACCGAATTTGCTTTTCGGGATCAAGCAGTTGCTGCAACATCTCAATGTACTGCATGGTTGACACAAAGTAATTAAGATTCATCTGACCTGTACGAAGACCGTAAAAGTCATTTAGTGCCATCTGATATCGCACATTGAAAATATTGTTGATCTGTAGATTGAATCCAACCTGAAACACCCGACTCACGGTAAGTATATCTGTTCCACCAGGACTAAGCGTATCCGTATTGATGTACTTGTTTGATATGTCCTGAGCGGTGACCTGATACTTCCAGTATGTGCGTTGTGCGCCATTGGAGTTCCAGTCAGCAAAATATTGCAAAGCCTGATCAATACGGTCTTCCACCTGTGAATCATCCACATTGATTTCAATGACAGGCGCACCGAGTGCGCGTAGGCAGTATTCTTTGAACTCTTGTCGTGACCGTGGCTTTGCCATTTCTGTCTCCTTTTGAAGTATTTATCTTGGAGGCAGAATGCAATTCATGAGTCAATGCGAATCAGCCTGCGAAGTTCATTCTCCCTGCTACACAGAGAGTCACAATAAGGATCTATTTTGGGAAGATGAATCGTAGTAAATCCGTCAGAAACATAGTGAACCTCTCCCCTCTCGTACACTCTTGTCGTGAATCCAAAAGGAACACGGTAATCACAATCCAATTTCAAAAAATCAACGAACTTATAGTCCGTGTCGTTCACCGTAATTACATCCACCCCATAGTGTACAAGATTCACTGCAACTCATCTCTTTGGAGGTTCTTCTGAATCTAAAAGGAGAAATGCTTCTGCACTAGCATAAGATCCCGTTAGTTTATTTGTGACTGGAATGTAAACAGACGCATTGGATTCGGCAAGTGCTGCAAGTTTAAACACCATTTGCTCATTGGTGATTCCCGCAATTCTCTTCAATTGAGATGCTTGAGTAACACCCGTAATTCTGCTTTTCAAAGAATTGGTAGTGGATAATGCTACTCCGTGATAGTCCACGATATCAGT